TGGGCAGTCTGGCAACCCTGCCGGCCGCCCCAAGGGCTCCAAGAACAAGCTAGGCGAGGCGTTCGTTGAGGCGCTTCACGACGACTTCAAGGAGCACGGCATAGCGGCGATCCAGACCGTTCGCGCTGAAGACCCGAGCGCCTACCTCAAAGTGATTGCGGCCGTAGTGCCCAAGGATTTGAACATCAAGCATGACGCCTTCGACGGAGTTAGCGACGAGCAGCTCGCCGCTCTTGTCGCTGCCGCAAGATCAGCTCTCGGTATTGTTGAGGGCAGCGGAGAAGAAGCTAGAGCAACGGCGCACTGAGAACCGGCTGGCTTATTACAAGCCGTACACCAAGCAACTTGAGTTTCACAATGCGGGAGCGACGCACCGTGAACGTCTTTTCATGGCTGGCAACCAGTTGGGCAAGACTGTGGCGGGCGCCGCAGAAGCCGCCATGCACCTCACAGGGCGTTACCCTGACGATTGGGGCGGACGACGCTGGGATAGGGCGATTGTCGGATGGGCAGCGGGTGTTACTGGTGAGTCTACCCGAGACAATGTTCAGAGACTATTGCTGGGCAGACCTGGGCAGCACGGTACAGGTTTCATTCCTAAAAGCGCCATTGCCGACGCACCCACTTCGCGCGGTGTTCCCGACCTTGTGGACCATATCAAGGTTCAGCATGTCAGCGGCGGGCAATCCATCGTCTACCTCAAGTCCTACGAAAAAGGCCGCGAAAAGTGGCAAGGGGACACGATCGACTTCCTCTGGTTCGACGAAGAGCCGGGCCTCGAAATCTACTCGGAAGGGCTAACCCGCACCCAAGCCACGGGCGGCATGGTGTGGATGACGTTCACGCCGCTCTTGGGCATGTCTGATGTGGTGGTGCGGTTCCTCATGGAAGAATCCCCGGATCGTCACGTGACCCGCATGACGATCGACGACGCCGAGCACTACACGAAGGAAGAACGTGAACGGATCATCGCCGGATACCCAGCCCACGAGCGCGAAGCTCGTGCACGGGGCGTTCCAATTATGGGCAGTGGTCGAGTCTTTCCTGTCGTCGAGGAACTTATACGCTGTGAGCCTTTCCCCATCCCCGAGTGGTGGCCTGTCGTTGGCGGTATCGACTTCGGATGGGATCACCCATTTGCTGCAATTAGACTCGCGTGGGACCGTGACGCTGATTGCGTCTATGTCACCCACGGATATCGAGTACGAGAGGCTACACCTCTCATCCACTGCGCTGCACTGAAGCCGTGGGGCGATTGGTTCCCGTATGCCTGGCCGCATGACGGTCTTCAACATGACAAGGCGGCCGGCAAGCCGCTCGCTCAGTACTACCGGGAGCAGGGGCTAAAGCTCCACTTCGAGCACGCACAATTCGCGCCGAATGCGGACGGATCGCCTGGCGGTACGTCCGTTGAAGCCGGCATCTCGCACATGCTTGAGCGGATGCAGCAAGGACGTTTCAAGGTTTTCTCAACATGCGGCGAGTGGTTCGAAGAGTTCCGGATGTACCACCGGAAAGAGGGTCTGATCGTGAAGGAGCGGGACGACCTGATGAGCGCGACGCGCTACGCGGTGATGATGCTCCGCATAGCGCAAGGCAAGAAAAAGCCGCCGAACATGGACAAGTACGCGCGGCGAGCAAAACGAACGGAGGACTCATGGTTGACGGCGTGACGACGACGAAACGAAAGCGGCCGGTTGAGAGCGTGGACGCAGTGGCCCAGCGGTTGCTGGCGCAGCTTCAGCCCCGCTTCAACAAGCTGACCTATGCCAAGGGCTCGACAATCGAAGACGGCGAGCACGAAGGCCAGTGGCTCATTGAAATGGGCTCCAAGCACCGCAAGGCCGAAGCGAAGTTCCCGCCCGGCACGAATTACCAGACCATTCTCATGAGCTTCATGGGCTGGGCTGAGAACATTTCGAAGAAGCTCGGGGCGCAGCCGATCGGCCGCCGCGAAGACGAGGATGAAGCCGCCTAATGAACGCTCTGGCCGCCGCTGACCTTCAAGACGAATACGGGGACGCGACGGAATCGGACCTCATCACGACTATCAAGGAACGGGCCAAGGCGAACCGCGAGGCGCGCTCGGCCTGGATCGACGAAGCGAAGATCGCTTACGAGTTCGTATCGGGCCACCAGTGGACCGCGGAAGAACTCGAAGCCCTCCGCAGTCAGCGCCGGCCGCCCGTGGTGTTCAACCGGATTGAGCCGGTCATCAACGTGGTTGCGGGCCTTGAGGTGACGAACCGTCAAGAGGTTCGCTACCTGCCGCGTGAGTTGGGCGACGCGGGGCCGAATGAAGTGCTCACGGGCGCCGCTCAGTGGGTCAGGGACGAATGCAACGCCGAGGACGAAGAGTCAGAAGCGTTCCTCGATATGGCGATTTGCGGGGAAGGGTGGACTGAAACCCGCCTCGATTACGAATACGACGCGGACGGCATGATCCTTACGGGTCGCGTTGATCCGCTCGAAATGCTCCCGGATGCGGGCTCTACCCGCAAGAACTACAAGGACGCGGAGAACCTGATCCGCGAGAAGATGGTCACGCCGCTCTGGGTCAAAGAGACCTGGCCCGAGAAGGCGGAAGACATTGATGCCGCCGTCGCGCTGCGCGAGGATTCATCCTCGGAGTTCGACGGGGAAGGGCACCGGAATATCATTGGCGACCAGTACCGTTCGCCTGGCGCTCTGTCCGCCGACCGGCAGACAAAGAAACTGATCAAGCTCACCGAATACCAATACAAGAAGCGCGAGCCGTTTCACCGGATCAAAGACCCGTCAACGGGCCAAGTGATCGAGCTTGAGCCGGCCGAGTTTCAGGCGATCGAGCAGCGCGCCCAGGCGATGGGCGTTAAGATTCAGTCCGTTAAGCAACTGCGCTGCAAGCACTATCGGGCCTTCGCGGTCGGGGATGTTCTGCTTGAGAACAAGCCTTGCCCGGACCCGGATTCGTTCACCTACCACGCGATGACCGCCAAGCGGGACCGCAAAAAGGGGTGCTGGTACGGGATCGTCCGCGGGATGCTCGACCCGCAACGGTGGGCCAATAAGTTCTTCTCGCAGTCCATGTTCATTCTCAACACGAACGCCAAGGGCGGCGTTATGTATGAGAAGGATGCAGTTGATGACGTTGAGAAGTTTGAAACGTCCTGGGCGCACCCTGACAAGCCTACGCAGGTTTCATCCGGCGCGCTGACGGCCGGCAAGATTCAGCCCAAGGTGCCGCCGCCGTTTCCGCCTGAGCTGGCGCAGCTCATGCAGTTTACGATTGCGTCAATCTATCAAGTGTCTGGCGTCTCGCCTGAGATGCTTGGCACGGTCGATCGCGACCAGCCGGCGAGCCTTGAGTATCAGCGCAAACAGGCCGGGGTCACGATCCTCGCGACGCTGTTCGACGCGCTGCGCAAATACCGGAAAGAGCAGGGCCGCAACCTTCTCTATCTGATTCAGACGTACATCAGCGATGGGCGCCTTATCCGTATCGTCGGCCGCGAAGGGGCGAAATATGTCCCCCTGATCCGCGCCGAAGGGTCGGGGAAATACGATGTTATCATCGACGAAAGCCCGTCCAGCCCGAACATGAAGGAAAAGACCTGGGCCATTCTCCAAGGTCTTCTGCCGGTGTTGCTCAAGGCCGGCATTCCGATACCGCCCGAGACGTTGGATTACCTGCCGCTTCCGCAATCGTTCATCGATTCGATGAAGAAGCCCGATCCGTCGCGCCAGCAAGAGCAGATGGAGCAGAAACAATTGGCCGTGGCCGAAAAGGTCGCGGAAATCAAGAAGACAAACGCCGAAGCCGACAAGGCCAAGGCCGAAGCGCAGACGAAGATGGTGGAAGCCGGATTGCGGCGCGCTGAGATCGAGGGACAGGCAGCGGAAATGCAAAACAAGCTGGCCGTTGAAACGATCGCGACGCAAAAGAAAGTCGATCTGGAACGCTGGAAGGCCGAACAGGACGCCGCGCTTGAGGTGTGGAAGGCGCAGCAGAAAGCCGCGCTTGAGCGTGACCTCGCCGCAATGAATGCGGACCTCGCGCACCAGAAGGCCAAGGCCGAAGTCGGGATTAAGGCCGAGACGGTTAAAGCCGAGGTGGAAATGCAGAAAGATAAGCTTAGGGGCGAGCAGGACGTTAAGGGCATTACGGACGTTCGTAAGTTTACGGACGTATCAAAGGGCCTCAAGGAAAAGATCGAGTTCCTGCAAAACCAACTTTCTGAAGTGAAGGCGCAGGCATCACGGTCTGCACCGCGCCGTCATCGGATCATCCGGGACAAGGCGGGCAAGGCTCAAGGAATCGAGGAAGTCGTCTAAATGCAAGCTGCCGTTCCGCATCTGAGGCCCGAGCAACATTCGGGCAAAACGATACTGAGGCCAATCGACTACAGCGGGCCGACGCCCAAGCTCGCATCGTCAGCGGTGTTTCACCCGCCTGCGGTGCAGATCGTTTATTCGCTCGAAAACATGGCGGAAGATGAGGCCAAGGCCATCGTCAGCATGAAGGCAATGACGGCATCAGAACTGCGCGCCAGGCTCTTTACCTTTGCCCGCCGCGTGATTGAAAACAACAGGATGATTGAGAATGGCTAACGCATTTTACCCGCTTTGGAAGCAGGCGATCCTTATCGGGACCGGCGCCTCGGAGCTGAACACAGGTGCCGGCGCGTCGGTGATTTTCGTTGATACGGGCACATACACGTACAACACCGCTCACGATTTCTTTAACGACCTCTCGGGAACCTACGGCGACGGCGGCACGGCCCGCGCGAACTCTGAGGTCATCACGACGCCCACCTATACGAACGGCACCTTTGACGGTGACAACACGGTGTTTGCGTCGGTCAACACGTCAGGCACGACTGTTGAAGGGTTTGTGATCTTTGTGAACGACAGCAGCGCGGATACGACATCGTACCTTGTCGCGTATTACGACGCTTCAATAACGGGAATGCCGTTCAGCACATCGTCTGGCGCGCAAGTGACGATCGCTTGGAACGCTTCGGGCATCTTTGATCTGTAGGCTTGGCAAATGGCTAGGAGTGTCAGCGAATGGCTAACGCATTTTACCAGAATGCCTCAAGGACATTTGACCTCTAATGGCCGCGCTCTCAAACGCTGATCGCTCTGAAATGTTGGCGGAGTTTATGAGCGAACTTTCCGGCACGCGTGAACCCGTCGCAGTAACAAAGACCGAATTGCGAGCGGCGGCTGACGCCATTGACGATTGGGTTGAGGCAAACAAGGCGGCCTTCAACACGGCCATTCCACAACCGGCTCGCGCAGCGCTGACAGCCGCGCAGAAGTCGCGTTTGTTGATGTTCGTCGTTCGTCAGCGGTTCATAAAGGGCGCTTAGGTCATGGCTTCCGGCGATACGCTGTGCGTGTTTCACCCTCATGGGGCGGAGTTTCCAGCGTCCAATTTTGCAACGCTTGACGCCCGAAACAATCACCCCTGCCTCGACTTCGACACGACGACAGGTGAGACCGCATACTGGTCGGATGTTTTGCCGAGAAATTATGCGGGCGGCGGCATTACCGTTTACGTGCACTATGCAGCATCCACGGCAACAACTGGCACAATCGGCTGGCTGATAGCATTTGAGCGCATCGGTGACGGGTCGCAAGACGTGGACGCAGACGGCTTTGCGTCTGACAATACACTGACTGCGGTCACTGTGCCGGCCACGTCTGGGCACGTCGATATCGCGAACGTCGCGGTGACGAACGGCGCGAATATGGACTCGATCGCGGTCGGCGAGTTGTTCCGCTTGCGCGTCACACGTGATGTTGCCAACGACAGCGCAACTGGCGATGCCGAAATCTATGCGGTCGAGTTGAAAGAGACCTAAGTGGCCTATGACTTTGCGTCATCTACGTATGCTGCATCACAGAGCGTCGTAACCGCTGTTCCGCTGACGATTGCCTGTTTTCTAAGGAAAGACACAAACTCAGGAACAGACGTTGCCGTTTCGGTTGATTTGGGGACTGAGGGCTGGTCCATCGGCACAAACACCGCCGCGGCAATGGCTCGCGCGGTAAACTCAAGCGGGCAGACGGCGTCTTCAACCACTGGATCGCTAAGCACCTCGACGTGGTATCACGTCGCTGGCGTGTTTCTGTCGGCCACATCGCGTACTGTTTATCTAGACGGAGTTGCCGGAACAACAAACACGACAAATCGCACTGTTGGCACTACTAACACAATCGCGTTAGGGTCTGATTCAGCGCAAAATGTTTTCTTCGATGGTCAGGTTGCCGAAGTTGCAGTATGGAACACAGACCTAACAACATCTGAAATCGCTAGCCTTGCAAAAGGCTTCTCACCGCTGCACGTCAGGCGGCAAAATCTGAGAATTTACGCACCATTGGTGGCGTCGACTCAAGAGATATTGCAGGCGAGTTCCTTCTCGGCCACGTTTGGCTCGCCCACACTTTTTGTACACCCTCGCGTCATTAGGCCGAGGCGGCGCCTGATCGTGCCGAAGACGGCAGGCGGTGCGGTCAATCTGACCGCACCGCTTATCAGCAGTGGTTCAATCATCCGCACGCCGACGATCTCGCTCGGCAACATCGCAGTTACGGCTCCGAAGATTTCAACTGCGAGCGTGTTGCGCGACCACGCAACGCAATTGCAGGTTACGGCGCCGAAGATCAATTCGGCATCCGCGTTTCACAACGCAACCGTCACCGAGGTTTTGACGGTCACGGCGCCGAAGCTCGCTAGTGCGAGTGTGCTGCGGACGCACTCGGTCTCCGAGGTTCTAACCGTAACGGCCCCGCTGCTTGCATCGGCAAGCGTGCTGCGGGCACACGCAACGCAACTATCGCTCACGGCGCCGAAGCTCGCATCGGCAAGCGTTCTACGTGACCACACAGTCAGCGAGGTTATCAGCCTAACGGCGCCATTGCTGGCGTCGGGAAGCGTTCTTCGGGCGCATAGCGTATCGCTCACCTTCACGGTGACGGCACCGCTCAAGACAAGCACATCGGCATTTCATAATGCAACGGTGTCAGTCGATCAGGGTGCGGTATCGCTCGACGCGCCGAAGTTGGCGTCCACGAGCACCCTGCGAGCGCATTCGACGGCGCTTCAGATAACGGCGCCTAAACTGGCCTCAGTCGGTGTGCTTCAAGCGCACACGACGACTCTTGCGGTAACACTGACCGCACCAAAGCTGGCAAGCGGTTCGGTCCTGCGGGACCATACCGTCAGTAATGGGGCGGCACTTGCGGCGCCGTTGCTGACATCGGCCGGTGTGCTGCGGGCGCATACGGTCAGCCTGTCACTAACGGCTGCAACGCCACTCTTGGTGAGCACATCGGCGCTATACGCGCCGGTTATTACTGTTGATGAGGCCGCGCAGGAAGTAGCCGCCAACCGCCCAACCGGCAGCGGTGTGCGTGGTGTACGCGCAAAGACTCTTCCTTATGGCTGGTGGGAAGAGACAAACGCACCAGAGCAAGAAATAGCCGCCGCCCAAGAGGCGGTGAAGGCCGTCCGCGCTGAACTCCGGGCGGACGAAGAAATACAGCCGCAAACGGCTGAGGCGCTACGCTCGGCGCTGTGGTTCGCGGACATTGACGCGAAACTCTCGCGGATAACGGGCGAGCGCCAATTGAAGGCGATCGAAAAACAGATCGCCCAGGCGAAAGCCGAATACGACCGCGCCATGGCTGAAGCCGCAGAGCGCGAAGACGAAGAAGACGTGGAATTGCTGCTGTTGAGCAGCCTCTAGAGGGTAAACATGAACAATCGGGTATTTTGGGGCGCCATCTGCTTGGCAGTGGCGGCGATCCTTGGCGTGTCTGCGTACAGCGACGCCGCGCGGCGCTTGCCGCAGCGCGACGGGGTATTGATCGCGGGCCATGATGGCGTCGATCAGCAGATTTTGAAGGTTGACGATACCGGCACGGCTGCGATGGGCGGCTCTGTCGCCTCTGGCGCTACGGACTCGGGGAATCCGGTTAAGGTGGGCGGGGTGAACCTCACAACGCCGTTGACGCTTACGAACGGGCAGCGCGGCGACATGCTGCTGGACACCCGGCAAAATCTCAAAGTAACGATTGTTGAGAATGACACCGCTAGCGTCATCGGCACCAACACGGGGGCGGACGGTGTTTCTAACGGTCAATCTTTCATCCGCACGCGGTCCTGGAACCAAAATTATAACGGCTCCACCTGGGACCGCGAATTCACCTGCTCATCTTCTGCCGTCATCAACGTATCTGCGGCGGCGACAACGGAGCTTGTGGCCCTGACGGCATCTCAGGTCATCCGCGTTTGTTCGTTTGTGATTTCCGGCGACACGCTCGCGACCACGGCCACCTTCGTTTATGGCACGGGAGCCAATTGCGGCTCAGGGCAAGTCGCTCTAACCGGCGCAATGCGTATGCCGGATGAGGGCTCGATCGCCCTTTCTGCAGAAAACGGCTCGCTCTTTCGCACCGCATCGGCCAACGCGCTTTGCCTGACGGCTGCGACCGGCGCGGTTACGGGCTTTGTGACTTACGCCAAATATTAATCGGAGGAACATGACGGACGTATTCGCTGCGGAGGCGGCTGAGATTGCGGCTCTTGAGAAAGAGGTCGCAATCGAACAACCGAAGGCAGACGCTAAGGTTGAGCAAACCCAGGCCCCGGTCGAACAAGACGACTTGGAGCAGGAACTACCGGACGACAACGACCAGCCGGCGCCGAAGTTCAATCCCGGCCAGATCGTCCGCAAGCGCGATTTCCTGACCGAGAAAGAGCGCCGCGAAACCGCTGAGAAGCGGGCGCAAGAACTTGAAGCGCGCTACGCGCAAGACATGGCGAAGGTGAATGAACGCCTCGCCATTATCGCGCAGCAGAACGCACAGCCGCAGCCGAAAGCCGAAGCAAAACCGGAAATCCAAATCCCGGATGTGACGGTTGACCCGATCGGGCATTTCCAGGCGAAGCAAGCGATCCTTGAGCAGAAGCTCGCGGAAGCCGAGAAGTGGCGCCAAAGCCAGCAGCAGACCTCAGAGGCGGACCAGACCCGGCAGAAGATCGCCGCAGAGGTTTCGCGGCTTGAGGCTGAGTATGCGGCCAAGACGCCCGACTACCCAGACGCGCAGAAGTTCCTGCAAGAGAAGTGGGTCGCCCAGGGCCGCCTGTTAGGTGCGACTCCTGAACAGTCTGTCCGCTTCTTCGCAGAACAGGTTGTCAGAGCCGCGGCGACACAGAACCGCAACCCCGGCGAAGTCGCGTATGAGTTCGCCAAGATGATGGGTTACGCGGGCAAGCAAGCCGCGCCGGCACCGCAACAGAAATCAGGCCCCGACCTCGACACGATCGCCCGCGGCCAAGCCGTATCGAAATCGACCAGCACCGCGCCGGGCAGGGCGGCGCCTGGTCAACTCTCTGCTGAAGCATTGCTCGGCATGGATGACGACGAATTTGCAAAGCGCTTCGCCTCGCGCAATTCCCCCGAGTGGGAAAAGACCATGCGCAAGCTGATGGGCGCTTAAGCACAAGCATTCGCCTTCTACCGATTGGTTCTCGTCAAAGGCCCGTCTACCAGACGTTAAACGGCGTGCCTCGCGCGAGGCGGTAAACCGCGCACCCCGACTGGCTCTCGTGATCGGCCCGAACGCCGCAGCGCTACGCGGCATTTCAAACCACATCACGAGAGAACTATGGCTACAACCCAGTTCGGCACGAATCATAATCTTGCCGTCAAACTGTGGGCCAAGAAACTCTTCACGGAATCACTGGCGGAGACTTACTTCTCGCGCTTCCTCGGCAAAGGCTCGGATAGCCTTGTGCAGTGGAAGGACGAGACGAAGAAGTCGGCCGGCGACCGTGTAAGGGTTGGCCTGCGGATGCAGCTTTCCGGGACCGGTATTCAGGGCGACAACACCCTTGAAGGCTCCGAAGAGTCGCTCGTAACTTTTTCTGACGATTTAACAATCAACCAATTGCGCCACGCCTGCCGCTCGGACGGCCGCATGTCGGAACAGCGCGTGCTGTTCGACGTGCTCAACGAGCACAAGGACGCGCTTACGGATTGGTACGCGAATCGTCTCGATACGAGCTTCTTCAACCAGCTCGCCGGCTACACGGCCGAGTCGGATACGCGTTACACCGGCAACAACGCAACCGTTGCGCCGTCCACCAACAACATCATCTGGGCTGACTCAGATGTTGCTACGGGCGACGAATCCATCGGCACGACCGACACGTTCACGACCGCGATGCTCGATCGCGCCGTGACGAAGGCGAAGACGATGGACGCGAGCGGGCAGCCGATCATTCGGCCGTTCCGCATCTCCGGCCAGGAGAAGTACGTCGCATTCCTCCACCCGCATCAGGTTTACAACCTGCGCCGGGAAAGCACCGCGAATACGGTGACATGGTGGGAAGTCAACCGCTCGGCTTTGTCGGGTGGGCTCTCGGAAGGCGCATCTGCGCTCTACAAGGGTTCGCTTGGTGAATACAACGGGATCATCCTGCACGAGTCGAACCGCGTTCCTCTGGGCGTGAACTCGGTTTCGTCGGCGTCGATCTCGACGGTTCGCCGCGGCATCTTCTGCGGCGCCCAGGCGGCTTTGTTCGCCACGGGCCGCGAAAGCCAAGACCCGAGTGCCGAACGGATGTCCTTCCGCATGGAAGAGTTCGACTACGGCAATCAGCAGGGCGTCGAAGTCGGGATGATCTTCGGTCTGAAAAAGACCGTGTTCAACTCGAAGGACTTCGCGACCATCGTCATGTCGTCCTACGCGACGGCTCCGTAAGAGAGGGATGAGAACCAATGGCTGACGTAACAGTCTCCAACTCGCCCGCTCTGGTGGGCACCACGCGCAATG